ACACAAGAAGACTTGATGAGGAGATAGAAAAAAGATTTGCTAATGATCCTGAGGCTAAGGTGTACATGCAACATAATGTTGATACACGTGGCCGCACGTCGCCTATAGACCCATCTAATGCTTCTTTGAACTCCGGTGGTGCAATTCGCCATGGATTTACTGGCGATAAAAAGCCTATAGTATATGGTGATGAAGGCTTTAATCAAATTGTTGACGATTTAATTTTATTTGATGATAAAGCGGGGCTAAGCAAAATACAAGGCACAGGCTTAGATAGACATTCGCATTGGCTAAAAAACAAGGATACTTATTTAAAGCAAGGTCAAGAAGCTATAGACAATGTAAGTAATCCTGATTGGAACCCAAAATGGATGAATAGAAAAGATGCTGGACCTTACTTAAGAGGGGTTATAGAAGTAGCTCGAATTAAGAAAGCAAATGATGCTGGTGTTCCTTATGAGTCTAATATGATGATTGAGGTTGATGCTCCTTCTTCTGGTTCCCAACATATTGGGGCCCAGTATGGAGATGAACGCACCTTAAACTTAACAAGTGTTCTTACAGATCCCGTTGATAGGACTGGTTTAACCGCCACTGAAATAAGATTATTAAGTGAGGGTGTTCCAGATGATGCTATTGCTAAAGATCTATATACTGATGTTGGTGTTAAATACAAAAAGAACATGCAAGCTAGTTATGATGAATTAGCTAAGACTGACCCCGAAAAAGCCCGTTTATTTAAAGAAATTTCAGATGAATTTTTAGGTGGTGATCGAGGAATTGTTAAGCCTATTGTTATGAAAGTCCCTTATGGAGCTGGAAATGATACACTTAAGGCTGACTTAAATTTTCAATTAGATGGCAGAAAGAAATTAGCTATTTTAGAGCGTGGGGTTGATCCTGATGAACTAATGGAATTCCATTGGAATGAAGGTATGGCTAAGGCTTTAAATGAAGGGCTTGCTACACAGTACGCTTTTAAAAAGTTCAATTCTGTTATAGGTAAAATATTTAATACCAGAACAAATAGAAAGCCATTGCTAGTTGAAGGTCCCGCTGGAGATATAACTGACTTAACAAGATATGTTATGGGAAGTGAAAGAACTTTTCGAGCTACTATTGGTCCTGAGGGTGTTCCGGATTTAGCTGCTGTTAGAGCTGATAATTGGAGGGGTCAGGAGGTAACTGTATATAACCAAATTCCTAAAGCCGACATATCACCAGAAGCTATTAATAAAATTGCAACTGATGCTAGAATGGTAACCCAAGGAATGGCGCCTAATGTAACACACATGATGGATGCTGCGTTCTTACATAAGTTAGTTCAAGCCGCAAATGCTGCTGGTATTGAAGTCAGAGTTGTTCATGATGCATTCTTTGTTCATCCAAATGATGTCAAAGCTGTTAAACAATTATCTGGTAAAGTATTCCAAGATCTCCACGCTAATTACAATTTAAGGCGAAAGATGGTCGAAGGACTTTCTGAAGCTACTGGTATGCCAATAGAAGAAATATTAGCTAAAATTGAAGCTAAAGGCTTAACTATGGAAACTGGGTTTGATATTGGTGCACAACCAGTTGAAAGATTTACTAATGTTGTTAGAGGAGGATAACTATGTATAAAGACTACAATGTAATGTCTGCTCAAGGAATGACGGATGCTGAAATATTAAAGGCCAATGGGGGACCAGAGAAATTTGCTGGAACCCCAAGAGTTAATACATTTATGGTTAATAAAGTTTATCACGATAATCTTAAAGCTGGAATGTCTAATAGCGAAGCAAATGTAAGAAGAGTTGAAGCTCAAAAGTTAGTGAAAGCTACTAAAGAGTGGAGAGGTTACTAAAAACAAAAAATAAAGCTACATTTTGGATAATTGTCCAATTTGTAGCTTTATTTTTGCCTTATAGCAAAAAGTTGATACCCAGGATCTCCGTATGGGCTACTTCTTAGCGCTAGGCTTGTGTTTGTTTAGCCTTATTCTTTAGTGCTCTAAAACAAAAGATATAAAGCAATGGGCAAAAATAAAGGACCATAACTAGGTATTAACCTAACTATAGTCCATATTTGCTTACTTAATTTGCAGCAAGCTCTTCTGACAGGTCAGAGGCTGATAGTGGACCCACTAACTTCCGTGGTTCTTTGCCATCAACTGCAATGATTGTTGTAGGAATAGATCTAATGCCATAAGTTATAGACATCTCAGTTCCTTTTGGTGATTCAATATTGTATTCTTCCACTTTCCAATCTTCGTTAAGCTTACTTGTTACTTGCTCAAATATAGGACTGTAGTTTTTACACGGACCGCACCAATCAGCATGAAATTTTATTACTCTATTCATTATCTTTTCTCCGAACTATGAAATGCCGCAATCCTTAAAGACTTTATTAATCCTAAGATTGTAATCTCTAGCTCTTCTTTCATTTCATCATTATAATCAATACTTTCGTATAAGCTAACTGCTATACTAAGCGCTTCTGCTATTTCCCCAACCGGGTAGCTGTTACTTTCCATTACTTTTCTCCTCAGGAATCACAATCGCAGGTTTTTCATTTTTATCTTCCTGGGGTTGTTTAGCCTCTAGCAGAAACTGAATAAGATTACTATGAACAACATTGTCCATTGGAATTTCATCTATTTCTACTATAGAGGTATTTAAAAATGGAGAATCAACATCCACCATTTGAATTGTTACTTTTGCTACTGTAGCCATTATTTATCTCCTATTACTTGCATTATTGTGTTTTCAGTATACCACCTGAATTTATTTTTAGTAGCCCATTCGCCATGGGTTAATTTTGTACCATCTTTGCGAGCTTTTGCATGAGGCATTGGGGTTTTATGATTATAGAATAAGAATAGTAGCTCTTTGCCCCTTGGTAAAGACTCTCTAACCCATACGTACTTCCTAGCCTCAGCACTATCCATAAACCTTCCTTTAGCTTCAATAATTAAATTACCTTTAGCAAAGTCTGGGGTATAGGTATGGTCAATTGTGTATGGAATTTTTTCAGGGTGATGTTCCCAATCATTTAGTATCCCGTCTCCCAACTCTCCTTCCCATTTGGAATCAGCGCCCCTTACAGACGCTTTCCATTTGTTATTTGGTTTATATCCCATTATTTCATTCTCCCATTATTAGGTCCATCTTTGAAAGGTTTAACTCTAACACCATCCACAACGTTTTTAGTTTCACTTCCACAAGCAATGCAAGGGCTTGGCTTATCATAGTCTGCCAAAGCCCTGTGCTCATCCTCTTCAAGACCACAAATGGTACATTTATTTCTATATACCATGCAAATCTCCTATCCTATCCATATATTCTTCTTTACTAAGCTTAACCTCCGGTTCTTCCTTGGCCCAACCCCAGGATTCTCCCGACATTCCTGCTGCATTATAATCTGTAACAGTTCCTTCAAAGAAGTTCTTAAAACTATCACCACCAATAATCCATTCTACCCATGGTAGTGGATTTTCTTTAACTTTGAAATTTGGTTTTAGCCCTAACTGTATAAGTCTTCTATCTGCAATATATCTAATATACTGCTTAACCTCTTTAGCTGTCAATCCTTCAACAGGCCCAAGATCAAATGCTAAGTCAACTACTTTGTCTTCTAGCGCAACAGCAACTCTAACCATTTCGTACACTTCATTTTTGAATTGGTCATTAACAACACGTGGATGCTCATCAACAAATACTCTAAATAACTTAGTCATAGCTTCTACATGCTTAGTTTCGTCTCTTATTGACCACTCCACAACTTCGCACATACCTTTCATCTTACCAAACCTCTGATAATTAAGAAGCATAATAAACGCCGAAAACAGACTCATACCTTCATTAATACAAGTTTGAGCTAAAGCTTTGCCTAAACCATGGTGTGTGCTTACATCATTATCTTGCATAAACTCAATCTTAGCAACCATTTCTTCATACTCTAAAAATGCTGAGTACTCTTCATCAGGAAAGCCTAATGTATCGCTTAACAAAGCGTAAGCTCTTTGATGCGTTCCTTCACGATTAGCAAAAGATAAAAGCATATTCCTAATTTCATTGTTTTTAAACTTAGGAATAAATAAATCGCAGTAGTTTGAAGCCACTTGCACATCTGATTGTGTAAACAATCTAAATATTTGTGTTATGTGGTTCTTTTCCTTTGGGGTTATTACTTCTTTCTTCCACTGGTCAACGTCTTCTTGCAACTTTAATTCCCAGGTGCCCCAGTGAATCTTTTCGTGATCTTCTGTGACCTCCATTGCAAATGGGTATTTAAAGGGTTTGTACGTTTTGCTTTCTTCTAATAAACTCATTTTATCTCCTTATATTTATCCTGAACACGCTAAGCATTCAGTATCATCAATTTTAAAATCTTTAATCTTGTTTTGTTCTACCTTTATCCCAACTTTCTCACCAGTTTCACCTGCTGATGCCCTTAGATAATATAGGCCTTTAAGATTAGACTTCCAAGCTGTTATATGAACACTATTAACATAAGATTTCATAGACCCTGCCTCAAAGAATACATTAACGGATTGGCCTTGACAAATATGCACTTGTCTATCTGCAGCATGCTGAACAACCCAATGTTGATCTAGCTCAAACGCAGTTTTAAATACATCTTTTTCCCAATCTGATAAATAATCTAAATGTTGAACAGATCCTTCATGCCTTATAATGTCTCTCCACTCTTCCTCTAGCCATTCTTTACCTTTGGCTAACCGAAGTCTATGCTCTTCTAGCACAAATTCTAAATTAGCGTTCTTTATCAAATGGGCTCCTACCCTAGTTCTATGCGTAAATGCATTAGATTTAAGAGGTTCTATAGAAGGTGATGTTCCAAGTATCATACCTGAATTAGCGTTAGGTGCAATGGCTAGCAAGTGACTATTTCTGCGACCTGTTCCTTTGCCTAACTTATATTCACCTCTTATTTTAGCTAAGGCCTCAGTGGCTGCTACTGCTTCATCTTTAATATGCTTAAATATCATTTGATTTTTACTTACAGCTAATGCAGATTCAAACGGTATATTGCTTGCTTGTAGATAACTATGGAATCCCATAG